TCGAATTTCAAAGTCTAGAAAGTGAACTCGATGAACTCATAGATCTACATCAACGGGGAAATTTAAAGCTGTCAGACGCTTTGGCACTTATCAACACGGCGAGAGACCTCAAGGCGGCTTCAGGTGAGCTTTTGCATTGCCTGGCTAAAGAGAATAATTGAAAAGGGGAGCGAAAATGGATTGGTGCAAAGTGTTTATGTGGATAGGGTCAATATGTGCGTTTGCGGCACTACTTTTTGAACGTTTTCTGCCGCAGATTGTTGCGACACTTGCATTTGTGGGAATCACAATCTTGGTTGTAATAGTGGTATTTTTGATGGATGGGGAGTGAAGGAAAAAGTGACCAGAGAAGAATGGATTCAATTTATCGTCATTTCGATAGTTTACGTAATTTTGCACATTACGATAGAACTGATAAAAGAAAGGAAGGCAAAAAAATGAAGGCAGAATTTAAGGACGGACATTTTAACGCGTGCTACGGTGGAAGCACGATTTATGAAAAAAGCACGCTACAAGGCATGACAAAATCGGATTTGATTGAACTAATCGAATGCGCACAACACAACTACGAAAACTTGCTTGACGAACGCGATTATTTTCAAGACATGGTTTTGAGTATGAACAAGGAACTGGAGGAAGGAAAATGAAAGTCGAAAAGATTGAGAGTTATCCGTCATTGACGATAGATGAGCAGGAAACTGTCCTTACTTGGGATGCAAAGGAACGAGCGTGGCATATATGTACTGACTACCCAGCACACGCAAGAAAGTATGAAGCAGCACTTGATGAGTCCAAACCTGTCAAGAAAGGCTACCGAGGCGAAGCGTTGGTTATGATCGACGGGTATCTGGACGAAAGCGCATATACGGTCCGGATCGGCAAGAAGCGCCATTACTCTGACGAGCAAAGAGTCAAAATGGCAGAACGACTTAAAGCTGCGAGGGAGAAAAATGGCAGATAAAATTAACGAATTTAAAAAAGCGTTTGACGAACATATGAAAAACGGCTTGAAAGAAGGCGATCAACCAGATGAAGCACTCCGTTGCATGATCGAAGAAGCAGAGAGCGTTTTTGAAACAATCGGCGAACTTACTGAATACAAATTCACAGGCGCCAAGACGGTGGAAGGTTTGACGAACGATTTGTATTCAAAAACAATAGGCCTTTTGAATTTTATCAAAGTTTTCAGCGATGAATACACAGCACGTAAGGATGGCAGAGAGTGATGAAACATATGAGCAAGTGCGGGCTGATAGCCGGTGTTGCCTTCCTGGCCTGGGGAGCGGTGATGTATATCCTCTGTCAGTGGCTGGCAAGCTGAAAGGCGTAAAAAAAGACATCCTCTAGAGGATGTCTGCGTTTTGAAAGGAGCCTTGCCTTTACGAAGACCAAGTACTTATATTATAGCATATATCGGCACACGGGGGCGTAAGGATGGACTTCTTTTTTGATGAGTTAGACGAAGTTAAGACAGCAGAAAACGTCAGGAGTTTTTTGAAGCACGATTACCCAAAGATCTGCATGGCTCTGGGCAGACCGGTGAGCTATATCCAGTCTCCGAGCATGAGTGGGATGCCAAAAGCTCCGAGCGCGGGGAACGCTGCAGAAGACCGTCTAGTCAGGGCAGCAGACATGCAGATGGCGGTCAAGTGGGCACGTGAGGCGCTGCGCATGGTGCAGACGTATGATCCTGACTCGGGGCGGCTTATCATCGACTGTCTAGTGCACAAATGCAGCCGAGATGCACTGGCTGACGAGATGGGATATAGTCGGACGTCGCTTCAACGCATGCTGCAGAAGGCCTGCTGCCAGTACGCCGGGTATCTGTCCAGCTGCAGTGGCGGCAGGCTTGACCTGGTTGCCTGGAAGTGACACAAAAAGTGTACACAAGAGTGACATACTGGTGTTTTAAGGGCCTATACTGGTAGTATAGGAATTTTCAAAGAGCAAGGATATCCTTGCTCTTTTTTGTACTAGAAGGTAACGATGGGAAACGCTTCCCTTATGTTTCGAAAGGAATTAGAAAGTGAAGTACAGAAAGAAACCTGTTGTGGTTGAGGCGGTCCAGTTCACGGATACTGAAGAATCAATTTCAAAATTATCAGAACTTGGGCTAGAGCCAGTCCAAATTGATTATGCTGACGCAGGTAACCCAATTTTAAAAATAAAAACCCTTGAAGGATTGATGATTGCGGCAGAAGGCGACTATATCATCAAAGGGATTCAAGGCGAGTTTTATCCATGCAAACCTGATGTTTTTGCAGAAACGTATGAAAAAACGGAGGAATAAAAATGTTAGAAAAAGCAAAACAATTGGCATCACAAGAATTTTCGCGACTTTCAGGTCGTGAAATTAAAGTAGAAGACTGCTTTGTAGTTTGGTTTAGCAAGACTCTACAAAACTGGAAAGCGCTTGTCAGCACAAATGCAATTTCATCGAATGAAAAGTGCGGCGATTATGCAGAAGTCACGCACAATGGAGATAAGGAAGAAACTTATGTAGATGTGTATGCTAAAGTTTCCAATCGCGTTATCAAAGATTAGGAGGTGGTGCACATGTGAGCGGAAAGAAAAACAAGCTGACGGCCAAGCAGAAGCGTTTCTGTGAGGAGTACATGGTGGACGGCAACGCGACTCAGGCAGCTATCCGGGCTGGCTACTCCTTCAAAACGGCAAGGACCATAGGTGCGGAAAACTTAGCAAAACCTGCCATCAAAGAGCATATCGACGCTCTTCTGGCCGAGATTGAGTCGGCCAAAATCGCCGATGCAAGAGAAGTGCTCGAGTTTTATACTCGCGTGCTGCGCGGTGAGGAAAAAGAAGAAGTTGTCCTCGGCACGGAACTCGGCATCGAAAAGACCGAGAAAGGGCCCGCGCTAAAGGATCGCATGTCCGCCGCCCGGGAGATCATGAAAAGGTACCCGCTTGCCGGAAGCGACCCGTTGCTTGCTGAGCAGCTCAGAAAAGTCAAGGCCGAAGCCGACATTATTGAGCGTCGCCGTGACGATATGCTGGGCATGACCGACGAGACTGGGGCGGATGAAGAACAGGCAGACCTGATGGCAGCTATCGACAAGGGGCTGAGCGAAGTTTGGAGTGATGAAGACGATGATGACAAGACCTAGAAACCGTTTCTCTTTCACACCGTTCAGCCGCAAGCAGCTGCAGGTGTTGTCATGGTGGCGGTATCCAAAAACCCGGAGTCTCGATGCGATTGTGTGCGATGGCTCTGTCCGCGCAGGCAAGACCGTGGTTATGTCACTGTCGTACGTTCTATGGAGCATGGCCACTTTTGACGGCCAGCAGTTTGGCATGGCAGGTAAAACCATCGGCTCTTTCCGGAGAAACGTCTTGCGACCGTTGAAGCAGATGCTGACGTCCGAGGGGTATACCGTGATTGACTCACGAACCGAAAACATGCTGACGATTGCCAAGGGCAGCCATACTAACTACTACTTCATTTTTGGCGGCAAGGACGAAGCCAGTCAAGACTTGGTGCAAGGTATCACGCTTGCCGGCTTCTTTTTTGATGAAGTTGCTCTCATGCCGCAGAGCTTCGTGAGTCAGGCTACCGCCCGTTGTTCCGTGTCGGGAGCCAAGTTATGGTTCAATTGCAACCCAGAAGGGCCATATCATTGGTTCAAGACCGAGTACATCGACCAGCTGGCCGAGAAGCGGGCACTGCGCATCCACTTCCAGATGGAGGACAACCCGTCGCTCAGCCCTGATGTCATAGCCAGGTATCACCGAGCATACTCAGGCGTTTTCTATCAGCGCTATATACTCGGTCTGTGGGTACTGTCTGACGGAGTTGTGTATAGCAACTTCGACCGCGACACCATGGTGGCAGAGCTGCCGGAGGATGCAGTTCCGAAGAAGTACTGGATATCGGTCGACTACGGCACTCAGAACCCTACGGTCTTTCTGCTGTGGGGTCTGTATCACGGTGTCTGGTACTGCATGGATGAGTACTACTACAGCGGCCGCGGGACCGGCAAACAGAAGACCGACGAACAGTACGCCGACGACCTCGAAGAGTTCTACTATGACCACGGGATAGGGCGCCATGAGTGTCCCCTTATCGTCGACCCGTCGGCGGCCAGTTTTAAAAAAACGCTGCGCAACCGTGGCTTCAAGGCCGTCAACGCAAACAATGACGTCATCACCGGCATCCGCTTCGCGATGACCGCCATGAACTGCGGGCAGATCAAGTTCTCAGAACGCTGTCAGAACTTGATTAAGGAGTTCTCAAGCTATGTTTGGGATGAGAAAGCCGCTCAACGCGGCATAGACGCAGTAGTCAAAGAACACGATCATGCCTGTGACGCCATGCGATATTTCTGCATGCACGTGCTTTATAAGCGCCCGGGCAAGACCGTGCAGCTTTTCAAGGGAGGGATATAGATGTGAAATATCTGACTTCACGATGCTCCGTCAGTGATGACGGAGTGTTCTTATATGACGGAGATGTCCCAACCGAGGACGACATCCGCCAGTACATCAATGCGAACGAGGCGATGGCCACCAAGTGGAATCGATATCGTCACTACTACAAAGCGGAGCAGACGGCACTTATCCTTGCGCCGCCAAAGCCAAACGGCAAGCCGGACAACAGAGTAACGCTTAATTTTGCCAAGAAACTGATTGATACCTATACCGGCTTTGCAGTCGGCAAGCCGGTGCAGATCACTCTGCAAGAAGACGTGGCTAACCAATCCTTGAGCGAGTGGAACACCGCACACACAGTTGATGACGTCATCGCCCGAGTTTGGAAACAGTCCAGTATCTATGGCAAATCGCACTTCTTGGTCTATGCCGATGACGGCGATATATGCGTCACTGATGCAGACCCTCGCACCGCTTTTGTCATCTATGATGACTCGGTCGCACGCAAACCTGTATGCGGCGTGGTCTACACGATGTACAACGCAGAGATCAAACAAGCTACAGTTTACACGCCTGAGGAAATACGGACATTTGGCGCTGCATCTTCAACGAAAGCCAACCCTTTTTGCTGCATCCCGCTTATCGAAGTCGACGAGAATGACGAGCGATTAAGCGTCATCGCCAATGTGATCTCCATTATCGACGAGCTTGACAAGGCGGTATCCGAGAAAGCCAACGACATCGACTACTTCGCGGATGCGTATCTCAGGGTACTGGGTCAGCTTTTGACCGAAGATCAGGTAGCTAACCTGCGTGACAACCGCATCATCAACCTCAAGGCACGGGAAACCGACGACGATACTGCCGAGCCACTCGACGTAAGCTTCCTGGAAAAACCGAGCGCCGACGGCACGCAGGAAAACCTCATCAACCGTCTGGTTGACATGCTCTATCAGCTGAGCATGATCGTCAACTTGAATGACAAGGACTTTGGGAATTCCACCGGCGTTGCGCTGCAGCTCAAGTACAAGCCTATGCTCAACCTCGCGACGCTTAAATCGCGGGGCTTTTCACGTGCGTTGAAAGAGATGTACAGGGTGGTTTTTGCGAGTGATCAGCTGCGTGGCCTTGATGAGACCGCATGTCAGTCCATCGACATCAACTATCAGTACGACCTCCCGCATGATACCTTGACAGAGGCACAGACTGCACAGATACTGTCCGGCCTGGTCTCGGAAGATACGTGGCTCAAGACCTTGTCGGTTGTCAACGATCCACGGCAGGAAGAGGAGAACATCGCCAAGGAGCGAAGTGAACAGGCAAGAGCCAATCTTGACCTACTAGGAGGCATGACGCATGACGACAGTGGCGGACGAGAAGAAGCGGATTGATTATTTGCTGCAGCGTGACAAAGCTACTGACAAACAGTTGGAAAAGGTCTACCGGCAAGCGAGCGCAGATTTGCGCTCGGCCATGCTGCACTACACCAGTATCTACGCAGTAGACGGCACGCTTGTGCCGGGAAAGCTGAGCAAGCGGCCAAGCCGCAAAGACATGCAGCTGATACGGGATGCATACGCACAGCTGCCTGACGATTTGCCGGTTGATGGCGAGAAGAAGGCAAGAGTCTATGTCAGCATATCAGCCTTGACGCTGCAGACCATGCTTGTCGGACTGCTCGGACTGACGCTGCTTAAAAGCACGCCGAAAGCAATCGACATCGTGCAAGCAGACATAGATAATGCTGCCAAAGAAGAACTTGCCTATCAGATACAGGCAATCCCGAAAACAAGTCGAGCAAAGCTAGCAGCTATCAATAAAAAAGCGGCTAAAATCACAAGTGAGCCGTCAGCACCTAGTGCCGTACTATCAGATGGCGTCAAGGACTGGCGGGAACTCATCTGGCTTGACCACGACAGACTGCTTGCCCAGATAGCCGGCATCATCGACGATGGTCTGAAAAAAGGGATGACCGCCAAAAGCATTTCTGATGCCATCTTTCCCGTAACTGTCGCTGACTTGCGATCACAGTCCGCAACGAAAGCCGTGATACAGGCTTTCAACTCAGCGAAGCGAGTAGCAAGGACGCAGGCGGCCGCTCGAGAAGATGAAGTGGCACAGGCGGTCTTTGAGACCAAAAAAGTCAAGTACTTCAAGTGGGTAACTGAGCCTGGAGCGTGCAAAAAGTGCCTTGAACTTGAAGCGGGCAGCCCTTATGAAGTGGCCAACGGGCCGCGCATCCCGGCTGACTCACACCCTAACTGCCGTTGCCGGCGCATGCCGGTAGCTGCAGAAGACTAGTAACATGTCCACACTGGCTCATGACGTTAAACCGTGCCTGGATACTATAGCCGACGGGCTCAAAGCGGAGGTAAAGTATGCCAGAAGATACTACAGACAAGCCAGTGAGCGAAGAAGAAACCTCGACGATCCAAAGTGCACAGGAACCGGAGGAACGCACGTTCACGCAGGCGGAAGTTGACAAGATCGTGCAGAAGCGTATCGCGCGTGTTGAGAAGTCACAGGCGGAACTTGAAAAAAGTATCCGTGAGAAAGTGGCGGCCGAGCAAGACGAAGCCGCCAAGCTCGAAAGCATGACCACGCAGCAAAAGAAAGCCTACGAAGCCAAGAAGAAGGATGACGAGCTGGCACAGCTCAAGCAGGAACTCACGCACTTTAAGATGCGCGGTGTTGCCACGGATATCCTCGCGGAAAAAGGCATCTCCAGCGACAAGGACGTGCTGGACTTCGTTTGCGCTGACACGGCAGAAGAGACGCAAGCACGCATCGAGAAGTTTGCCGCTATCGTAGACAGGGTAGCCGGTGCTAAGCGCAAAGCGCAGTTTACCCGGTCCACGGCTCCGGCAGCTTCGCAAAGCGGTAAAGAGACTACAGACAAAGACTTCAAGCGCATGTCGTATCAGGACAGGGCCAAGCTTAAGCAGAGTGACCCTGACCTGTACATGCGTTTGGTCAAGCAGACATACTAAGGAGGTATGACAATGCCAAATAAAACAACGACGTCAGGCCAGGTGCTCGACCCGGAAGTACTGGCCGACATGGCATCGGCCGAACTGGTAGCGGATTTAAAATTCACGCCATTTGCTCAGACCGACGATACCCTTGAGGGACGTCCAGGCTCGGAAGTGGACTTCCCAGCATGGAACTACATCGGGGATGCGGTCGATCTGACGGAAGATGAAGACATGGAGACAACCACGCTCACTTACGGTGTGCAGAAAGCAACAATCAAAGAGTACGGCAAAGCGGTAAGCATTACCGACATGGCTATGCTGACCGGATACGGCGATCCGTACGGCGAGTCGGTCAAGCAGCTCGGCCTTGCGATGGCCAACAAACTGGATAACGATATCCTGCAAGTGCTCTCCGGTGCCCAGTACAAAGCTACTACAACAGCTACAGTATCGGGGCTCCAGGATGCACTCGACAACTTCAACGATGAGGACGATGCGACGATTGCACTCGTTATCTCGCCTAAGGCAGCCGGCAAGCTGAGACTTGATGCTGGAGAAAAATTCCTTGCCGGCTCGGAACTCGGGGCACAGCGTATCGTCAGTGGCGTATATGGCGAAGTGCTCGGGGCGCAGATTATCCGCTCTCGCAAGCTCAACGATAACGCGGCCTATCTTATCAAGACATCCGATCCGGAAGATACCAAACCGGCCGTCAAGCTTATGCTCAAGCGTGGCGTCAACATCGAGGCGGAAAGGAAGCCAGGTGCTCGCAAGACTAACCTGTATGCTACGGCGGTCGGCGCCCCGTATCTGTACAATCCGGCCAAAGTGGTGCAGATCACTTTCTCGGACATCACCTCTAAGGACGGTACTACAGGTGCACCAGCTGACAAGACTGTCGAGGCAGCGCCGGCTAATGTCGACGAAAACCATCGAGTAGGGCGTAACAAGAAGAAGGCTTCTTCCGCGTCATCCCCTGCTCCAGGAACGCCTGGCAAGGTCTAGTGCATGAGGTATGTAGTCACTAGGGCCTTCACCGACGCCAACTCAAACTCGGCTGATAAAGACGGAAACCTGCATATCTACTGGGAGGGGGATGCATATCCTTGCCGACCGTATGCGGGGGCACAGACAAAGCTGAGACTCAAGGAGCTGGTGGACGGCGGATATATCAGGAGGGATGCCGATGAAGGAGCAGATACTCAAGAGACTTAAGCTGCTGCCCAACCTCAAAGCAACCATCGATGGCGTTGATACCGATTTGCTCGACTCACTCGCAGACGATGCAATAGTGCAAGCGCAGACCGACGGTTTTAGCGATAGCTCACTGGTGCTCGGCGCCACATATCTGCTGGCGCACTGGTGTACGGCGGTATGCAGTGAGTCAAGCAACGTCTCGGAACAGACAGCGTCCGTACTGACGGTCAAGTACTTTGACAGGGCCGGCAGTGACGACTATCTGGCTGAGTATAAGCGGCTCAAGGCCTCGCTCACTGGCAACTACATCGCCTTCTTGTAGGAGGCTTGTATGGGCATAGAGATAAGTGGAGAAATGAGTGGCGAACTTGACTTGGAAAAGCAGATAGCAGAGCTGCGCAAGCTTGACGGCATGACACTTGAAGCAGGACTTTTTGATGGCCAAACGCAAAAGGAAGCCATCTGGAACGAATACGGGACTAGCAGGGGCATACCTGCCCGCCCGTTCCTGCGCAATACCATGTATGAGAACGAGAACCGCTTCGGCGCCTATATAGCGCCGTTTGTGGCCGGCATTCTCGACGGTGGCACGGCAGACGAAGTGGCTGCCAAACTGGGGCCGTTTATGGCTATGGCCATACGGCGGACCATCGCTGCCGGTGGTTTTGTGCCAAACGCACAGTCAACCGTGCGGCACAAGGGGCACTCAAAGCCGCTGATTGACACCGGCGCCATGTACGGCGCCATCGACTGGAGAAAGGACTGAGTGACATGTATCTTGATATGACGAGCGTACTCGACACTTTTGCGACAGATGTCATGGTCTATCCCAAAGCGTCAGATGGCCAGTGGGTGGACGGTCAATGGGTAGACGGCACATCCGGAGACCCGGTCACATACCACGAGCCGGTGGTACCTAACGGCCTTGTCGGCAAGTACTCGATAGTCTCGCTTTTAAGGGATACCGGCAAAACTGAGCAGTACAACGCCGTCTGGCTGTCCAGCCACCGTGTCGAGACAGGTACAGTGGTGGAGCAGGGCGGAAAGAAGTACAAGATAGCAGACGTAACTGATCTGACTAACTACTCTAACGTCTTGGTCTACTATCTCGAGAGCGAGGAGGGCGATGGAGATGGCGTATAACTACACCACGCTATATACCCTTTTTGCACGTATGATCAAGGCCAAGATGGGGCTTACCATGATAGAGCTCAACGGCAACGGCAAGCAGCCAAGTGCGCCGTTTGTGGCTTTTGACATCGTAAGCCCCCGCATCCCTATCACATGGCTTGAAGATGAGGATGCTTTTGAATGCGTAGTCAGCTTCACGGTTTATGCCAAAAGCAAGGTACAGGCCATGACGCTATGCGACCAGCTGCGTGACATGCTGGGCAAGACCAGCGCAAGAGACAAGTACGACGCTGCCGGTGTGGTACTGGTGGAGCGTACCGCCAGTCAGGTCAGGTACGTCGAAGAAACAGAAACATATGCTTACATGGTCGGCTTTGATGCCCGCTTGAGGATAGCGGACGTCAAGACCGATGACGTAGGAGAAATCACAGAAATAAAGCAAAGGAGAGTTTAAATGGCTAGTATCAGCGATGTAACGGTTGTTCTTAACGTCGAGACACCGTCAGTCCCCGTCAACATGGGCAATCTGGCGGTTTTCGTTAAGGGCGTGGCCGATAAAATTGAAAGCTTCTCGGCGCTTGAAGACGTCAAGAAAGCTCATAGCACAGAAAAAGGAGTCACACAGGTAGCAGACGGCTACTTCTCGCAGGCCGACCACGGCAGCAAACTTGTAGTGGTCACATATAGCGACGACGTGGTGGCCGCTGCCGACAAAGCGTACTCTGCCGGATGGGAGTTTGCGACACTTGTCCCAGGGACAGAAGACGGCAATGCGGCCGACGCTGCCGGTAAGCTTGCCGGCTACATCACCGGCAAAGCAGAACGTTTCTACGTGTCCGGGGAACCTGCCACGGCAGAAACGGTCACTAACGCAGATACGATCGTGGCCAAGCTCGGCAAGTCCAAGCGTGCCATCGTCTTTGTCAGCGGTGCGACTGCCGACGAAGCAGAGTACGGAGTTGGCGCTTTGGTAGGTGCCGTCGGTAACGAGACGGTCGGATCGGTGACGTGGAAATTCAAGTCGCTTGGTGGCGTCAAGCCGGCCGATTATAGTGCGTCGGACATTCAGACGCTTCACGATGCAGGTCTTTTCACATACGTGGAAAAGGCCGGAGTTGCCCAGACTTCAGAAGGCAAGACGGCAGCGGGCGAGTATATCGATGCCCTTCATGGCGACGACTGGGTTAAAGCGACGATCGAGACCGAGCTTCAGCACTTGCTTTCATCATCAAAAAAACTTACTTACGATTCTACAGGCATCGCTCAAATCGACGCTGTTGTTACTACGGTGCTTAACAACGCAACATCGAACGGTATCATCCTGACGGACAAGGAAACGGGAGCAGGCGATTTCTCAGTCACCACTGTTTCCCGCGCGGATACACCGGCCGCTGACATTGCGGAACGCCGCTATAACGGGTTGAGTTTCTCGTACACCCGTGCCGGCGCCATCCACAGCGTCAAAGTATCTGGGCAGATTAATTTGTAAGGAGGCATACGCATGACAACTACAACAGTATACAATGCCGCTGATGTCCACATTACGGTGGACGGGCGCACGATCCAAGGCTTTCAGGACGGCGATATGTTTACAGCATCTTTTAAAGAAGACCGCGTGCAGACATCGGTTGACGCCCAGGGCTATGCCAGTGTGGCACTCAACGCGAACCGTTTGGGACAGGTGACAATCAACCTCTCTGGCGAGTCGCCTGATCATAAGTTCTTGAACAACTTGGCTAAGTCAAACAAAATTTTTCCAATCGTTGCAACATCGACGAACGAGAAAATCAGCGGCACACAGGCGATCATCACGAAGCCTGCTAACGTGTCTTACGGCAAAACAACGCCAACAAGAACATACACGATTGAAGTGCTGGACATGTCCATAGATGCACTTTAGTAACAACCAATATGGCCGGGACTAGGTCCCGGCTTTTTTAGGAGGAAAAAACAAATGGAACCAAAAGCAGCAAACATGAAGCAGCAGAAGGCTGCTAAGAAGACGCCTGAGACAGTTGACCGTCTTCGCGGCAATGAGAAGTGGGTATATACAGATAGCAACGGTTATGACTGGGAGTATGAGTTCCAGTTCCCAGGCATCCGCAAAGCGTATGAGATCATCGACAACGCTCGCATGGAAAACGGGCAGATTGCCCGCTCAGTCATGTATGACGAGATGCTCAAAAGCGTGGTAGTCCAGCCGCATGGCCTCACGCTCGACGACTTCGACAACCGACCGGGGGCGGCCGAGCTCTTTGACGCGGTCGACTCCTTTCTTGGCTCGAGGATGCAGTAGGGTCCCCGATGCGCGCGTCAAGCAGGATGTAGCTAGTGACTGGGAGCTATGGTATCCGGTTATCATGGGGGTGGCGACTCGCGAAGAAGTGCAGCATGCCACCATGTATCAGCTACAGGTATATAACCAGATAGCAGAGTATAAGGCACAGCTGACAGGAGGTGGAGCAGATGCCTGAGTCGACAATCAAGCTGACTACCAAGGTCAGCGGTATATCGCAGCTTGAGAAAGTGGACAGTCTGCTCAAGAGCATCAAGAGCAGCACATCAAGCATGGGCAAAGTGGAAACACCGTCCGGTCTGTCCAAGATGGAAAGTCAGCTGACTAAGATCAGTGCGCAGATGCGCAGGCTTGAGTCGGCAAATCTCGGCAAGGGTCTTACTTCGGCGAAAACCGGAGCTGACGAGCTGGCAGCCGGAATCGGCAAGTCAGCATCGGCCGCCAACAAGCTGTCCGAGGCTTTTGGAAAGTCCCGACGCTATCAGCAGCAGCTCGTGGCCGAGTCGCAGAGGATGAAGCAGACACAGGAGCAGACGGCGCAGTCCTATCAGCATGCTGCCGCTGCTCAGAAAAGGGCGGTTGAGCAGATACAGAAGCAGACGGTATCCGCTCAAAAGCAGCCTGGCAAAGTGGCATCTGCTTTTAAAGAAGTTCTAGGCATGTATACGCTTGGCAATCTCGCCGCTAGCGGCATCATGGCCATAGGCAGTGGCGTCAGGAAGTATGCTGAAAGTGGTCTGGACTATATCTCGGAGCAGCAATCGTCACGTGTGCAGTGGGCATCAAACGCTCGGGCGGTCAACGACCTCTTGGGTCGCAAGATGACTGACGCACAGGCGCAAAGCTTCTCCAAGCACATGGTCAAGGATATAGCCAACCTCGCCACCAGTGCCGGCAACGACTATAAGCAAGTATCAAACGCGGCCCTCGCTTTCTATGCAACTGGGGCCGGTGTTTCGACCGCCGGCAACCGCAAGAAGACGCTGCAGCTGACTAAGGACATGCTTAACTTGCAAGACGCCGGTGGCATGGGCGATGACGAAATGGCACGTTTCATCGACAGTGTTGCCAAGACACTTGACCAAGACAAGCTAACCACCGAGCGTCTGCAGCAGCTTAAGCAGTTCAATACGAACATCGACAGTTATCTTGAAAAAGCTCACAAGCAGCGGACCGGCAAGGATGTCAAGAAAGTCGGGGAGTACTCAGGCGATGACCTCGTCAACGCACTTCACATGGCCGGCATGGCTCCCGGTGTTTCAAATGCGTCAGAGCGCATGAACCAATCTCTGGCCGGCACCAAGCGTGCCGTTAGTCACGGCATCACACGGATGTTCGCCGACTATGAGAGCTCGCTTGCCAAAAATCTCAACCGCTCCATGGGCGGAGACGGCAAGCTCTTCTCACGCATAACCGGGTGGTTCAATAACACACGAAAAACCCAGTCCTTCACGGACACGTTGAGCAGCAAGAGTGCTACCGCTATAGACGTCACGGGCAAGCTGGCAACTAAGATCATCGAGCTCGGCAGTGCCGCTCAATCAGCGCTGAAGCCGTTTGAAAGCTCGTACATCAGCGGACTGGTCAGCGGCCTCAAGACACTCGGCAAAGGCATCGAGTCTACCGGCAAGAGTGTGGCCAAGACCGCCAGAAGCGTGGTTGACAGTCTGCCGCATGGCATGGCGGCCCGAGTTAAGTCATACGGCAAGGATGCTGCTAAGATGGCCGGACATCTCACGGCAGTGGGCATCGCCATGCGTGGCCTGATCAAGATACCGGGAATTGGCACGGGAGCTGCAAAGCTCGTCGGTCAGATAGGCGGTCTACTTGGTCGCATACCTCTTGTCGGCAAGACGCTTTCATCCCTTTTCAGCAAGATTACCGGAACGCAGCCTACCACAGCAGCTACCCGTATGCAGCAGGCCGCCGATACCATGATGAGCGCAGCCAACCGCATGGCGGGCGTGTCAGAGAGCGGAGCTTCTACCGGTGCGGCCGATGCACTGCCGCTGAGACGCACACAAAACAAGGCGGAACAGACCGCATGGTATGACCGCATGATAGCCTCGGGCGAGGCAGCTATGGGGGCAGAGGGTTCCCGCGTGGCCCGTAACCGCACACTTTTGGGCACGGTCAAAGGCAAGACGCTGATGACAGTCGGCAAAGCCGGCGCATGGCTTGCCAGTGGCAAAACCGGCAAGATACTCGGTGCCGTTGGTACCGCCGGACGCGGTATCAAGTACGTGGCCCGCAACGGTATGATAGGCGTCAATGCGCTTATGTCCGGCATCGACGCACTCAACGTCATGGGGACGACAAAAGCCGGCACACTTGAGCGCTCACAGGGCATCGGAGGTGCCGTTGGCTCTGGTGTGGGTTCTACAGTCGGCATGGCACTCGGAACGCTGGTTGACCCGTGGACTTTCGGGCTCGGCACTATAGCCGGCGGCGCTTTGGGCGGATGGCTCGGCAACAAAGCCGGGTCGTGGATCGGCGGCAAAGTAGGCGGCGGCACGTCAGCCAAAAAGAGAGCTTCCGCCCGGCAGAAAGCAGAGCAGAAGCGCCAGTCAAAAGCACAGGCCAAGTACCTGCGTGACAACTTCAACAGCGCTTACAAGTCGATAGTCTCCGGGGCCAAGGGTACTATGTCGGCAGCCAAAGCCTACAGACTTCGCAGCGCCGCTCGGGACTCGACATCTGCAGGACTAGCGGCAAGTATGCACTTTGATGACGCCATGAACTCCGGCAATCTGAAGGCTATGCAGAAGTACCAGACTCAGATGGCGCGAGAGGTCAAGAAAGCTGATACGGCAACCGTTAAGGCATACAGTCGCAAGTACACCAGGGCTAAGAGATCGACCAAGTCGGCATATAGCAAAGCGTATAGTGCAGCGTATGACTATGCTGGCGGTCTGGCCGGCATGACGCACAAAAGCCGTGTCAAGTATGCGAAAGCGACGGCATCCTCTGACAGTGAGTACGTAGCCGCCAGGAAAGCCGAGAAGAAGGCTCTTAAAGCGCGACGGGCCGCCGTTAAACTCTACGAAAAGGAAACCGGAGAGAAGTACGGCAGAGCAAAGACCGCGAAAAGGAGCTCGAGAAGGTCGGCAAGCACCGCAACGAGTGCTGCAACAGGGTCAATCCGTGGCGGACACCCTTTGGTGGTCGGCAAAAACTCGTCGAAGAAGTCCAGAAAGACTACATCGTCAAGACATGCCGTCAGCCCTAAGCCTGGTGTACGTCCGATAGCCACAGATGACGGCGCAAAGGTATCGAGGACTGCCAAGGCGACAAAATCGCTGAAGAGCAAGAAAGTAAAGGTATCTGCTACGGTAAGCGGTGAAAGAAAAGTAAAATCGCTTGCCAAGTCCACAAAGGCGGTCAAGGGCAAAAAAGCAAAGGTAGCCGTTACTGCTACTGGTGAGAACAAAGTAAAATCGCTTGCCAAGTCCACAAAGGCGGTCAAGGGAAAGAAGGTCAAGGTATCCGCTACGACTACTGGCGAGAACAAAGTAAAGAGCCTGTCCAAAGCTGCCAAGTCGGTCAAGGGCAAGAAAGTAAAAGTGGCTGCTGCCGTATCTGGCGAAGGCAAGGTCAAGAGCCTCAAGTCGGCAATCCGTGGGCTTAAGGGCAAGCACGTGTCAGTGTCTGCCAGGGTCAGCGGCTTGTCGGCAGTGAGGGCCCTTGCCAGTGCTATCGCAAGAGTGCACTCAAAGCATGTGACGATCACGGCTACCAAACATGGCAAGCTGGCAACAGGAACGCCAATCTTCAGCTTTCCGCGGCTCGCCAAGGGCACGCCTGCGTCAACAACCACTCGCTGGTCGGCTAACGGGGGCGTCAAGCGCGGCACGTACCTGGTCAACGACGCTTCCGGCGATGATTTTGTCGAAGCTTTCCGCACCAAGGACGGCACGGTGGGCCTCTTCCCTAAGCAGCGCAACCTTTTGGTGCCGCTTGACGAAGGCACGCAGGTGCTCAATGCCCGGGATACCAAGCGACTTTTTCCTCGCCTTGAAAAAGGCTCCAAAAACTTCAGCGGTGGCGGCAGCAGCGTAAACGTGCAAAACACCTTTAACATCACGATTAACGGCGGAGACGCCGGCCTGAAAGACGTCTCCATGCAGCTCTGCAACCAGATCGCAAACGCAATCGGCGAGAAGCTGCAAAAGCAGTTTCCGGCAGCAGAGATATAAGGGGGTACAGACATGGCTATAATCACAGACGGTAAAAAGACTGTCACTCTGCGGCTTGACAGTGAGTCGGAAGAGTACACCAGCACAGTGTCACAGTACCCGATACAGTCGGGCAATCCGGTCACGGATCACACGCAGCGGTCAGCGTCAACGTGGGCCTTCACGGGCCGTATCTATGGCACTCAGTCGCAAATCAACAACGCATGGTGGGCGCTTATGACCTGGAATGAGCGGGGAACACTCGTGCGCTTCCAAGGCATGATCTACAAGGGCGGCTTGATGATATCAGACCTCAAAAAGTCCTATAGCGGCGCCATCAACGCCATCGATGTCGAGCTCACGCTCACGGAAGTGCGCACAGTATCGACCAGCTACACCGGGACCCGCCATGTCGGGCCTGTGGCCCCCAAGGCCACAAGGAAATCGAGGAAATCGAGTGCAGTCTATGTCACTGTCCGCCCCGGCAACACGTACTGGGGTTGGTGGAGGCAGTACGGGACGCCTATCCAGACGCTCCGCAACTGGAACCACTGGCCTGACCGTCGCATACCGGTAGGTGCGAAAGCGAGGGTAAAGTGATGGAGAAATACGAACTCAATATTGACGAGCTGCCGATGTCTTTTGACGTCACTTTTGGAAGTTTGACGTACACCATGCAGCTCAACTACAACACGGTCGGCGACTACTACACTGTCGACCTGTATGACAGTGACTATCAACCTATAGTCCTAGGCGAGAAACTGATCTACGGCAAGCGGCTATGGTCGAGATACACGTCGGACAAGATACCAGCGGTTGACCTGACGCCCCTTGACCTGAGCGGTAGGGCTCACACGTGCAATAAGGGAACTTTTGGCAAAACAGTCTTTTTATATACCGGAGGTGATGACGATGGGACGTCAGTATAACTTCCAAATCAAGGTCGATGTACATGTCAATGGCCGCATCTTGCACTACGAGTACAGCAAGAACTCGGCTAAGTCGATAGAGATACACTTCTCGGTGCCGTTTTCGGTCGAAGCCGAGCGGCAGGTAACCGAGATAACTCTGTATAACATCAATTCCGGCGACTACAACGCCATCGGGCAGGGAGCCAGAGTAGATCTGTATGCAGGGTATGCGGGGGATGTCGGTCTGCTGATGTCGGGCACCGTTTTCCGCAAGATTGCCCCGACGCTGAGCGGGGCAGACACTGCGTATGTTTTGCGAGTGCTCGAAGGCCCGGACTACACGCGTCTGCCTAAGGTCAACATCACCTTTGCTGCCGGCACCAGAGCTTCGACGATAGTCCGGGAAGTTGCCAGACGTGCTAAGATGTCGCTCAACTTCGTATCAATCAACAACGACAAGGCTTATACCGACGGCTACACGGCAGAGGGGCACCCGCTCGAAGTACTGAGCTCGATAGCTGATGATACCAAGACATCCCTCTTCTATCTCCGTGGCAAGCTGACCTTTGCCTTTATCTTCAAGGGGAGGGTGGCCGAGAGCTTCCTTCTGACGCCGTCCACCGGTTTGGTGGGCAGTCCGACGTCACAAAGCCGCGACGAAGACTGGAAAGACGGGGACGACGACGATGGCTACGGCCGGTGGAGCTTCTCGTGCACGAGCATACTCAACTACCACCTGACCTCCTTTTCGAGGGTGGAGCTCAAAAGCAAGTATCTGACGCATGGTATGTACGTGACTACAGGCGAGCACAGCTTTGACGGCAAAGAGCCGAGGACAACTTTTGAAGGGATTGAAAACTAGTGGCAGATAGGAATAACGATACACTTTTCATAAAGCAATTGCTGTCCAGTATCAGTGCCAACTTGCACGTGGCCCAGCTCGCCAGAGTGACGTCGCTCAGTGCCGACAAAACACGCTGCGACGTGCAGCCGCTTGCTCACAACTTGAACGGCGGAAAGCGTGCCATGCTGCTAAACGTAGTAGTGGGACGGTGCGCTCGACAGTATATCAGCGTAGGCAGTGTGGTAGTAGTCGGCTTTCTCGACAGATCGCTGGAGTCGTGGGACGGCACCGGAGCCGACTATGATATCGGCTCGTCGCGCATGCATGACCTTAACGACGCAGTAATCTGGGAGGTGATCACTTGATAGACATCAAGACAACTGCTGACGGAGACCTTGTTTTTGCAGACGACGACCTGCAGACCGCAACAGGTGCGGAAGAGGTGGAACAGAGCCTGTCCTTCCTGCTTCGGACGCGCAAGGGAGAGCTTTTCTATGATGCAGACTCCGGTCTGGACCAGACGGGGCTCTTTGACCGAGGATACGACACGCAGCAGATAGCTGCCAACATCGTCGACTGTCTGCAGCAGGACAGCCGGGTCCTCACGGCAGTGGTCAGCAAAGCCGAGGTCAAGGACAGAACACTTTACGTCAGCTTCTCATGCACACTTGACAGCGGCGAAAACATAGAAAGTGAGGTGATACTATGATAGACGACAACGGCTTCTCGCGCCCTACCTACGACGAACTGGTCGATGACCTGAGCACCGAGTGGCGCAGGCTTTTTGGCGAGAATGCGCAGACCGGCGGGTACTCGGTCGGCGGCGTAGTCATACGCATACTAGCCTACGTGCTTGACCGACTGTATCAGCTTGCGGAAGTGGTCTATAACGCACAGTTTGTGGACTCGGCGGAAGGGACAACACTCGACCAGCTTGGCGCAAATGCGGGCGTTGCCCGCAAAGCAGCTGCGCCAGGTATCGGAAAGGTCATGATATATGGGACGGTCGGCTATGTCGTGCCGTCCGGGACACTGCTCAAGCGGTCCGATGGCCTGATGTACGTGACTACCGAGGATATCTCTCTGACCGATACCGGACACACAAACGTAGATGTCAACGGCCACACCATAGCCGTGTCTACCGGTACCGTTGGATATGGATCGTCTGACTACCTGTATGCCGAGGGACAGGGGGATGCATATAACTGCAGCACCAAGACGGACCTGGAGCAGGTAACACCCGTAGAAGAGATTGCCTATGCCTACATGTCCGACGTCATCGGCGGGGCAGATGAGGAGACCGACGACAGCCTGCGCGAGCGTATCGACCTGGCTAACACTTCGGCCCGCCCCTCGTCCTCCTATGATGGTGTACTGTCGGCGGTCAGGGCGGTAACGGGCGTCAACTCGGTCAAGATAATCACCAACGACACCATGACCGACGATCCAACAACCGAGACACCGGCCAAATCGGTACACATCTATGTAGACGGTGGTTACTCGGCTAACGTAGGCGCCGCCATCTTCGCATCGCTTGCCGCCGGCATTGCTACGGCCGGCAAGACGGTCGTCAGCTGCACGGACATAGCCGGCAACAAACACGATGTACGCTTCGACTATCCTGCAGGGCTGCCGGTCTATGTATCCGTCAAGCTGACCAAGGATCCTGATCAGTATCCGCTTGACGGCGACAGTACCATCAAAGCTGCAATCGCCGACTACATCGGCGGTATCGGCATGGGAGGCACTGTCCGCTACACATACCTGTACAAGCTGATATATGATGCGGTACCAGGCATCGTGGTGGCTGATGTTAAACTCGGCAAGTCGCAAAACGCTATGGCTGCCGCTGATATAGCGACGTCGCCCACTCAGACACCGGCGACATCACTTGACAAGGTGGTGGTGTCATGACCATAAGAACCGAGTTGATGAAGCTCATACCATCGGCACTGTCTCACGAACGCAGCAGCAACGTGGCAAAGATCGCTGAGTTTCTGGCGCATGGCCTTGAAAAAGCCAAGAGCACCTACACTACCATAGCGGACTGGTACAGTGTGGACGCTGCGCGTGGCAAGGCCCTTGACAGGCTCGGAGCCAAGTACGGCGTGGTCCGTGGCCCCTGTGACGACAGCTTTTACCGGTACATGATCAAGGCTAAGCAGGCCACCAGACAGGGCGACAGCAGCGTCAACGGCATCTTGAGAGCAATGCGGAACGCCCTGGGCATCGATGTTGCCGGTGTAGTGGTCGAGCCCGCTACGGTCGGCGGAAGCATAGAGCCCCAGTCGCTGCGGATAATGCACGTCCCGCTGCGGTTCGCTCGCAGCGAGTATGAACAGCGCTTTATGCTTTCTCAAATCGAAGGTAGTGTGGCACTGGGTGTCAAGCTGCGCGGGTTGCAGTTTGACGTCGCTCTTACGGGCACAAGCTTTGCCGGCGCCGGTATGGCGAGCGTGGCTATTTACCACCTCGACAACTCGGCAGACCACACGGTGGATGTCGATGGCAGATGGGGCGTTGGTGGCACTCAAGGATATGTCAGCGTAACCGCAGTTGATGACAGTGTGGACTATAGTCACGCACTGGCTGCCACAGCAGCACCCGGTGCGTCTATGGCAGCTGCGGATATGACGACCACAGATGACAGTGTCAGCTACACCGACAACGCAATGGGTAGCGCTGGCGCTGCCATGTATCAGTCATATGCGGCAGAGGTGGTCATCACGGACCAGTGGGACGCTCGCTTTGATATCGGCACCCCGGCATATGCAGGGGCGGTACTTGACTACCGTGAAGAAGTAAGAAAATAGGAGGATATATAGTATGGCAGACTTTAAAGCTGTTATCATCACTAAAAAAGGCCAGTCACTCATGGCCAAGCTGATGTCCGGCACTGGTGGCGTGGAGTTCACACGCATCGCAGTGTCAGACTCACAGTATGCCGACTCGCAGCTAGAAGGGCTGACGGCCCTCGGCTCGATCAGACAGTCGGCGCCCGTATCACGGGTACGGAAAACCAATGACGTCGCAGTAGAGGTACAGGCGTCAGTATCCAACGAGCAGCTTGTCGCAGGCTACTACATGCGCACGCTCGGTCTTTACGCTAAAGACCCCGATGAAGGAGAGGTACTGTATGCCGTATGCTCGGCACAGACGGCCGGATACATGCCGCCTTTTAACGGAAAGACAACCTCAGGCGCTTTCTTCCGCCTTACAACGACGGTCGGAAACGCATCCAACCTTTCGCTGAAGGTCAACCCTGCGGCGGTGGCAACCGTCGGAGATATCGTCGACCTGCAGTCTCAAATCGACGATATGCGCAGTACCATAGGTTACAACGCGGACGACATCTACGGGGTCGAGATTGACTACGTCAACCGCACCTTCAAGCGTTTGGCCGGCGCCGAGAACCGCACTCCCGGCAAAGCTTTCGACGGCCTGATTCCGTGGCATCGCAGACGCTGCATTCTCGCAGATGACGGCACGGTTCTTGCCTATCGTGGAGAAGCCGGATATACCGAGACAGGGGCTACAACGACTGCACTGACGGTCAACGGGGTTACCTACCAGGCCGGCACACAGGCGCAGGTCATGGTGGAGCAGCCACGCTTCTACTATCGGACCGTCCCGCTTGTCACCGAGAAGATAGACGGCTATGACGGCTATCATATGCGCAAAGCACGCTACTACGTGTCAGCCACACCGCACGCCGGCTTCAAGACCCATCCCGCTTTTGTGGCTGACGGCAAGGAGCTCGACAAGGTCTATATGTCGGCCTATGAAGCATGCCTGTACGATACGTCGGCTAAAACGTATAACCTCACGGATGAGCAAAACGGCGACTTTACGGCATCTACAGGGGACAAACTTTCGTCGATAGCCAAGGCCAAGCCGGTGTCGGGGCAGACGCAAAACGCAACCATCGATGCATATCGTCAGGTAGCTCACAACCGCGGCACCGGTTGGGAGCTGGACCTCATCCAGACCCTGTCGGCTACGCAGCTGCTCTTCGCGGTCGAGTATGCATCGCTCAACTCTCAGGAAGCAATCGCCGACGGCCACTGTCGCACCGCTGATGACGCCAAGAGCAATCTCGCGACGCTCACTGGCGCTACCGCCAGCCTGGGGGATGCTTCCGGCAGCGACTCGGCTACAGGAAGCGTATCGTATCGTGGCCAGGAAAACCTGTGGGGCGATATCTACAGTGTCACGGACGGACTCAACGCATACTCGGCAGAAGGGTCCGGCGACTGGTATGTAGCTGATCATGGCTTCAATTCAAAAAAGAAGGATGGCCAGTATGCGCACGTCGGCTTCAAGATGATCGGCAAGAAGGGCGATAACTCCACCGGATACATCTCAGCCTTTGGCTACGATCCTGATTTTGACTGGCTTTTCCTCGGAACCGAGGTCAAGGGCGATTCGCACCTACCAGTCGGTGACATCTTCCTCCTCAACGCCAACCTCGGATGGCACGCCTTCGGCTTCGGTTCGGAATGGGATGGCAGTGTCGGCGCGGGGCTTTTCAGGCTGGATGGCTCCGCTGGCGTGGCCTATCGTAGCCGCAGTTGGAGTGCTCGCTTAACATATAGAAACACCAAATAGATATAAATTTCTCACTAAAAATGCACGAAGAAAGAGAGGGAAAAGCATGAAAGACTATGGCAAGACCTACTCGGCTTTCAGGCCGGAGGCTGTACACCTTGACGAAAACGGTGTCTGGGTGGCAGACGGCATCACGGAGACACAGCAGAGCTTCGAGGACGGGGCCAAGTACACCGTGTACGAGTACCAGCTTAAGTACTATGCAAAAGACGAGTACATCCTTGACAAGATGCAGCAGGACCGTGAAGACAGCGCAGCAGCACTGGCGGAAGCGGTCGACAGTCTCATGGCGGGAAGGGGGCTTAAATAGTGGTAAAAGTATATGTTTTACTTATCAAGTGTGGCAGACGCACAGTGGAACAGACGCCGTCCATCTGGTATCAGGATACGGTCGATGAGCTGCGCAAAGAAGGGTGGTTCGACGAGCACCCTGAGCAGGACCCACTGCTGACCGGAGCGACAAAGCGTAGAGGGGGCCGATATGCATGATACATGGACTCTGGGGGCTTAGCTGGGGAGAGATCCTCAGCCTGGTAACCCTTGTCGGTGGTGGTATCACTCTTTTCAGCAAACTTGTCAAGGGCGGCATGGAGAGTGTACTGGCCCCTCTGAGAGCATCGCTTGACGAGCTCAACGGCAACCTAAAGCGGCTCAACGGAAACTTTCATCGACAGGAAAACGAGATTGAGAAAATCAACGAAGACTTGCACGCTCATGAGCTGCAGCTCAGAGAGCATGACGTAGAAATCGAAACACTGAAGAAAAAGGAGGACGCTCATGAGAGATAAAGTATACAAAGCACTGCACAACGTGGACGGGACACTCAACCGCATGACTCTTGCCGGACTGGTATCGGCACTGCTGCTGCTTGTGCAACAGGTCGCCGGTCTGCTCGGCATGGACCTTACTGGTCAGATGGCGGCCGTACAGGACTGTATCAACACGGCACTGACTATCCTTACGATAGTCGGTGTTGTGTCAGTACCAAAAGAGGAGGACAACGATGACAAGAAGTAAGATGATGACCGGTCTCGCCGTAGCGGGTCTGCTGCTGATGGCTGCACCAGCGGAAGTACAGGCAAACCGTGCGCAGGGTACAGATTTAAGCCGCTACCAGGGATATACTGCGGTCAAGGGACAGGCGAGCGACGAGTTTGCCATCTCACAAATTGGTGGCATCAACACCGGCGGCATCTACACGCAGGCCACCTACCAGTCACAGGTCGCTACCGGCATCGCACAGGGGCTGCGCATGCATACGTACATCTGGTATCAGGTGGGCGGTGACAAGCAAGCGGCTAAGCAGTGCATGGACTACTTCTTGGCGCGTATTCAGACGCCTAAAGGCTCCATCGTCGCGCTTGACTACGAGGACGGAGCCTCGGCAAGCGTGGCAGCCAACACGGACGCGATCTTGTATGGTATGCGGCGCATAGCTGACGCGGGCTACACACCCGTGTACTACTCATACAAGCCGTACACACTGGCTCACGTCGACTACAAGCGTATCCTGGCAGCATACCCCAGCTCACTTTGGATAGCAGCTTACAAGGACTACAGTGTCACCACTACACCGGACTATGCGTACTTCCCGAGCATGGATGGTGTGGCTCAGTGGCAGTTTACAAGCTGCTATCGTGCCGGCGGTTTAGATGGCAACGTCGATCTGACGGGTATCACGCAAAACGGCTACCGTAAAGGGGATGCTGCAAAGCCTGTAACCAAGCCGACAGCGGTTAAGCAGGGCATCAAGGCGGATAACACGCCTAAGGCCGACATCAAGGTCGGCTACACGGTCAAGGTCAACTTCTCGGCTCGCAAGTGGGCAAGTGGTCAGTGCATCCCGTCATGGGTACACGGCAAGGCCTATCGTGTGCAGCAGGTATCGGGTAATCGAGTGCTGCTGGCCGGCATCATGAGTTGGATCAACAGGGCTGACGTCGAGATACTGCAGACATCGGCACAAGCCAAGCGAACCACCGCGGGCACTTACACAGTGCAGTCCGGTGACAGTTGGTGGTCAATCGCCAACCGTCACGGTATGTCTATGTATACGCTGGCTGCGCGCAACGGCAAGACGATTTACAGTATGTTGCATTCTGGCGACAGACTGACCATCAGCGGACAAACTGCCGCTGCCACGCGTACCTACACTGTCAGACGCGGGGACACGCTGAGCGGCATCGCCGGCAGACTGGGCGTGTCGGTAGGCCATCTGGTGCAGACTAACCATATCAGCAATCCAAATTTGATTTTTGTCGGTCAGCGTTTGGTATACTGACAACTTCCGTGGTATACTATAGTCACCAATTGCAGTCACAATTGCATACAATAGCTTCGTAATCCCCCGTTTGTACGGGGGATATTTTTTTGCAAAAAGTTGTCAAAAATAGTTGCAATATCTAACATATATGTTATAATTAAGACAT